GACCTTCGCCCAGAAACGGGCCACTGTTTTCTCGTCCACGCGACACCTCCAATGTCGTCTTGGTCCACGCTCCCGGTCGGTGACAGCCGACGCGGGAGCACTTGTTTTGACGGTCGATTGTGCTCCGGTTCTGAACGGATGTCAACCGTCTGGGAGCCCCGTCTCGGTGCTGCCCCGAGCTGGCGAGGGTACAGGCCCCACCTTCACGCTGGCGACCGGGGCGCTGTAGTACGCCAGCACGTCGGCGGACGCGCGGCGCTTCTCGGCGACGGTGGACGCGACCAGCTTGCCCTCAATATTCTTTCCGGTCGTGTTCCAATCAATGCTTTCCACGATCGATCCATCACGTCGCACGAATAGGCTCTGGTGCCCGAGTGCTCCGCGCCACTGGATGAGGTCGCCCGGCTCTGGATTCGTGGTCTTGACCAGCCCCTTCAGGTTGGCCGAGCCGATCTTCCAGCCCGCCACCTCAAGCCCTGCCCGTCGCCACACCGCGCGCACGCCGAGCCCGCAGTAGGAGGTCGAGGGCCGGGCGCTCTTGATCCCCATCTCCGTCGCCCACGGCTCGGGCCCGCCCATCCCGAGGCAGGCGCGCGCTTCGGCGAGGATGCGGGAGCGGGACGTCAAGGCGCCGACCTCGTGACGTCCGCCGAGACGATGATCCGACCGCCCGCCAGCGTGTAGCTCTGGACGGGCGGCCCCGTGATCGTGCCTTGCAGGTCCCACACCCAGCTACCCACGGGCCAGAGCGTCGTCGCGCTAGCCGGCACCGTGAGCGTCCCCGCCGTACCCGTGATCGAGATTTGCCCGCCCGTGACACTGCCCTGATAGAGCGCGTTCGTGTCGGTGACCTCGCTCGTCTCGGGGATGGTCTGGCGGACGGTGAATTTCACGCCGCCCGTGAACGTCGTGCCGGTCGCGCCGGTGATGGTGAACGTGTATACGAACGTGTCGCCACGGACGGCCGTGAGCTTGGTGGATGCCATGGTGCCTCAGGTAGCCTTGGTCCAGGCCGACGCGGTAGGGGGCGCGCTGGCCCACGCGCCAGCGGTCGGCGCCGTCGCCTTCGTCCATGCCCCGGCGGTGGTGGTGAGAGTCTCGACGCCAGCGGTCAGCGTGCCGGAGCAAGTCGCGGCCGGAGCCGTGCACGCCGCCGAGCCCGAGACGACGGACGACGCGACGGCCTGCGCGGTGGCACCGGGGGCCACTGCGGCGCCGGACCCAGCGACGATCGCCGTTCCCGTGCCCGAGCTTGTCGCGGCCGGGGAGATGCACGCGGCGACCCCAGAGCGCGGCGCATCGCCGACGGTGCCGGTGGCCGAGCACTCCGCGGCGGGAGCGAGCGAAGCGCCCGAGCACGAGACGACCGCGGCCGCGGTGGCGGTCTGCGAGGCAGCCGGAGCGATGACCGCGCCGGCGGCCGCGACGGTGGCGCCAGCCGTGGCGGCCGACTGCGCCGGCGGAGCGGTGGCGGATGCGCTCGCGCTCGCGGTGACGGTGCCCGTGGCCGCGCAGATAGCGGCCGGCGCGACGCACACCCCGACGCCGTCGATCTCGTCGTCGGTGGTGCCGGTCGCGCTCGACGTGGCGGGGGCTGCGACGCAATCGGCGGAGCCGGAGACGGTGGGGCCACCGGTGCCAGCGCTTGTGGCGGCAGCGGCCGCGCTGGCGCAAGACCCGGCGACCACCCCGCCTCCGGTGGCTGCCGACTCGGCGGCGGGCGCGGAGCAGGCGGCCAGTCCCGAGACGACTCCCGCCCCAGTCGAGGCCGAGGTCGCGGCGGCCGCAGTGACCGCCGCGGAGCCGCTCACTACCGCCGCACCGGTCGCCGAGCACTCCGCCGCGGAGGCCACGCTGGCGCCGATGCCAGCCGCGACGACGCCAACCGTTGCCGCTGACGCCGCGGCAGTAGCCGAGCAGGAGGCCGATCCGGTGACCGCCACTGCGCCAGTGCTGGCAGCCGAGGCGGGGGCCGCAACCGATGCGCCCGCGCCGGCGACGACCGCCGCCCCCGTGGCCGCCTGTGTCGCGGCAGGGGCAACACACGCCCCCTGCCCGGTCCTCTCGCTGCTACCCGATGCCGCCGCGATAGAGATCGCCAGTATGGTATCGCGGAAGGTGCTGGCGTAGTGGTTGAACGTCACCTCCGCAGAGGAGGCCGCGACGTTCGCGGTCCTTGCGAGCGCGGCGAAATTGCAGTTGTGCTCAGCGTGCCCGTGGGTATAGCAACGGTAGTCGTGCACCCCGGCGGCGGTCTGGGTTAGGCAGTCCGCCGGCACGCCACTCGCCGTCTTCTTGTAGTGCAGCGCCAGCACGGCGCACCCGTCGGACGTAGCCGGCGTGGCGGAGATGGTGGTGACGCCGGCAGTACTTCCGGCGGACGCCACGTCCAAAACATTCGCAGCCTGCGAAGCCCCCGATAGGATCCACCACCCGACAGAGAAATACTGGGTGGACAGCATCGTGACGACGAGGTCGTTCGCCCCGTCGTCCGGCATGTCCGCGTCGCGCAGTTCCCAGAACTCCGTTCTGGAAACCCCGTTCCCATCCCCGGTTGGGTAATCGAATATAGCGGTATCGGTGCCATCGGTAACGGCGCTTAGCGACTGCTCACCGTAGGTAATCGTATCCACACCGGCAGTATTACCGGCGGGCCTCTCGACACCCACGGCCACCACGAGCCGCCGGTCTGAGGCGGCCGCCAGCGTGACTGATTGCGTCGTCGTGCCAGCGTCGCTCAGAATATCAACTGAACCCTGAGTCAGGATGTTGGCCAGGGGGGCGGTCGTGCCTGCCGGCGCCACCGCGATCGTAACGACGACCCCCGAGACTTCGCTATTGGTGAACGTGCCGGGGTCTTCAGTGGCTCCCGCGTACTCGCGCGCCCCGTATCCCTGCCCGACGCGGTCTCTATTATCGCTTTCTGTGCTGGTATTGGTACCGGTACTCGTGTACCCGGATGGGTACCCGGAACAACTAGCGTCCGAATTCAGTCCGACATACACGAGCCACAGGTTGTCGGCGCTCCCCCACGGGGCGGTGAGCGCCGGTGGCGTGTGCGTCGTTGTGCTCGCCGCTCCGGCGATGGCAACGGCCGGCGGGATCCCCCTCTCGTATCCGGTGATGCGCAGAGCCCACGCGCAGCGTGCCTCGCCGGCGTTCATCCCACACGTCAGGGTGTCGCTACCGGCAGCAATCTTCCAGAATACTTGGGCGCCAACGATGGTAGTGCTGGTTGCTCGTGTGACGTTCCAGCCAGCGGGCAGCGGCGTGGTTGGCAGATTCGGTGTGGATTCGGGGTAAGCGTCGTCGTTGGCCACCACGACGATCAGCAGGTCGCCCGCCTCGATGCCGGACGGCATCGTGACGGCAAACGACGTCGGGTTGTCACTCGACGTCGTGGTGGCGGTGGCTGCGATGGTCGGGAACGTCACGGTACGGCCTCAGGGGCAGAGTTGGTGGCGGGAGCGCCCCGCCCGGCTCACGCCTGCGTCGCCGGCTGCGTGTACGTGAAGCCCGTGATGTTGACGACCTGATCCTCGGCGATCGAAACGTTGTCCAGCGTCATGTCGCCGCCGGCGCCCGTCGCCGTGACGGTGCCGGACCAGATCGTGGTACCGGCCGCGTTGCGAACGATAAAGTTCGTCGCGGCGGTTCCGGCTCCCGCGGCCGCGAGGCCCACGCCGGTCAGCTCCGGGTCACAGTCCGCAGTGCATACGCCGTTGGTCGCCTCGCCGAATGCCTCGGTGAGGAATTCGATCGTGCAAAGGATGTTGTTGCTGGCGTCGCGAAGGCAGACGTCGCCGGGCGGGGTGCCGGCATCGACGAGGGCGGTGACCGCATCGGCGGCGGCGTTGCGGGCGGCGGTTTCGAGGGTGATGGCCATGGCTCAGATCCTTGGGTATGGGTGGTCCTTCGCGTCCGCTGGGGAGCGGAGCGTTCGTGTGTTGAGGGGGGCGGGCTACGGGTAGAGCCGCAGCATCACGGTTTGCATCGTGCGGGCGCGCTCCCCCGCGGTTCGCGACTGGCAGGACGCCCCGCCACGCAGCGCCGCGAATGCCCCCGCCATGTCTCCGTCAGGGTGGAGCCCCTGACATCGACGACGGCCACCGCGCCAGAGCCGCGCGATGCACGCGGCCTCCTCGATGAGCGACTCCTGCGTACCGGCCCCGTACTCGTAGGCGCTCCGGCACGCGACGCGCCACAGTTGCCAGGGTCCGCGCGCCCGCGGGTTGCCGCACTCGTCCTCGTCGCAGCGCGCGCCGGCCGGCATCCGATAGCAGCGGTTCTGGATCACGTCGCGCGCGTAGCGGGACTCGTGAAGGCCCTGCGTGATGACGGCAGCGACCACCTTCCGATCGTCGGATGCGGCGGAGATGGCCACGGCCACCGGAGCGAGCAACGCGCGCCGTGCCTCGTCGGTGTCGTCGCGGTCCCCCTGCCACGTCGGCAGCGACAGGAGGACCGCCAGGATGGCCTCGGGCGTCACGCGAGCACCACCCTCCAGATGGCCAACAGCCCGAACGCGCAGCACCCGACCGCCCACGCGCACCAGAACACCTCGAGCTCGCGGGCGGTCACGGCTTGGCCCTCCCGCGAATCGCCGGCACCACGAGGTGAACGACGAGGTACGTGAGCAGCGAGAACGACAGACCGAGGTTCCAGCCGTTGAGCAGGCCAGCGTCGAAGTCGCTCACTTCGCCCTCCGCCTCATCTCCGCCAGCGCGACCGGGGCCCGGAGCGCGGGCACCTCACGCAGCGCGCCCGCGAGCCAGTCGGGGCGGGGGCCACCGCGGACCCACTCGACCACGGCCTCGGCCAGCGGGACGACGATTCCCCGCACCACGGGGTCCCTGAGGATCCGGAGCGCGGTGGAGAGGGCGCTCACTGGGCACCTCCGATCAACCGCTCCGCCGCGTCCAGCGCGGTGGTGAGCCCCGGCGGCGCCTGAGCGCCCAGTAGCGAGGCCGCGCCCCGGAGCAGGGTCAGTGCCTCCCGGACGTCGGCAATCGCGTCCTGGCCGGCTACGAGGGCAGCGCGGGCCCGGACCAGGGCGTCGTGGGCCACCTGGAGAGCGGCCACGAGCTGCTCACCCCGGGCGATGTCCGTCTCGGTGGGGGCGTCGATCGACTGGAGCCAGGCTACCGCCCCGGCGTCGGCCACCTCGAGCGCGACCACGCCCATCGTGTAGGCGGTCCGGGCGACGTCCAGAGCGTCGTCCGCGGTCCGGGGCGCCTGCCCCCGGCAGCCGGCGAGGGAGACGAGCAGGAGGGCCAGGAGGAGCCGCAGACGCAGCCCCAGGGCCAGGCGGCGGAGGGCGGCGGTCACGGCTGGGGCTCCTTCGCCGCCGCGATCCGCTCCTCGATGAGCGCCACTAGCCAGCGGTCCAGCGCACGATCGTCCGTCCCGAGCGTGGCCCGGATCATGGCGACCCCCTTGGGTCCGAGGTAGTCGCGAGCGGCGGCGAGCGCGCGGGACTGGGCCTCGTTCGCCTCGGCGCTGGTCAGGGCCCCGTCCTCGCTCGCCGACTTGAGGTCGGAGACGTAGACCTGGGCCACCTCGCCGACGGCCGCAGCGACGGCGACGGTCGCGCGCTCCAGTGACTCGCGAGTCTGCGTGTGCGAGACGTGGGCGCGCAGCCAGCGGATCGCCTCCGCAGCGAGCCAGGCGCCGAGGGCGGCAGCCAGCGGGGTCGCTATGGTCAGGATCAGATCGAGCAGGTAGTCGGGCATTGGGTACTCCTCTCCAGTCAGGCGCTAGCGCGGTCGTGCTGAACGGTCAAGCGGCGCGCGTCGCGTTCAGCAACGCCTCGCCCACGTCGGCAAGGCGTCGCGGGTCGAACGGGATGGACACGCCGAGCGGCGCCGGTCGCTCGCCGTTGACGACCCGCTCGTCCCACGGCCCGAGCGCGCACACCTCGGCGGGCCCCCAGGTGTGGCGCAGCGATTCGTCGGCGACGGGGAAGGCGTGGCGTCGGTCAGCGTGTCGCACGTAGCAGAAGTGCCCGCGCGGCACGGTGCGGAACGCGACCCCGGCGTCGAGCATCGCCCGGAGCCACCACCCGTCCTCGCCCCAGTCCGAAGGTGAGCGCGGGAAGTCGAGAAGGTCGCGCACGAGGCAGCCCAGCGTCGGCCCGTGGCGCACGCCGACCACACCGGCGGGCCACGTCACCGACCACATCTCGCCGCCCGGCATCCTGACGAAGATGTCCGTCTGGCAGACCGCGACGCCGGGGGCGGCCGCAGCAAGCGCGCGTTCCACGTAGCGCGGGCCGTAGTAGTCATCGGAGTCGAATTTCAGGAAGAGGTCGCTGGCGCGGGCGCGCCTCCGCACCTCCGCGAGCCCGGCGTTGACGTACTCTGCACAACCGTGCTCACTCTCGATCACAAGGGCGCCTGCGTCGAGCAGCGGCCCCGGGTCCACGTCGACCCCGGCGCCGTTGCGCACCGCTACGAGCCGGAGGTCGTGGACGGTCTGCCGGCGCACGTTCGCCAGGACAAGGCCGACCCACTCCGGAGAGTCGATTCCGGTGACGAGCCACGTGGTCATGCGGCGGACGCCACCCAGAGGTGACCGCGGACCGTCCACCGGTTGCCGGCTATCTTCGGCGTCCACGCCAGCCGCGGCGTCCCGCTGGCCACAGAGATCGCCAGGGCGACAAGATTCGATGCAACGCTGCCGGCGTATCCGATCCGGGTTTGGATGTGGTGCGACCCGGTCGCGCTCACGTTGTTCGTGGAACTGTAGCGCGCCGCAAGGAGCCACTTCTCGAGCCCGAGATAGGTTGACGTGCCGTCATACCCGGAGCACGTGAACATGACCTCGATGGTCATCGCCGAACCCGTCGCGATGGTGGCTCCGAATGGTTGCTTCGGCAACGACGTGTATTGCACCAACGCCGGGACATTCTCCTTGTAATCCCAGAACTCAACTATGTTGTGCGCCATGTCAGCTCAGATCCAGTGGGGCCACCGTGTTGCGTCCCTTGGCGGTAACCGAGCACAGGGTGTCGTGGTAGTAGAACAGAGCGTTCGTCCCATACGAGGCCAGGGCGGTCACCGCCGAATCGACGTCGAGCGTTAGCGCCGTGTTCGTCAGCGCCACGGCGGCGGAGGATGTGGACAGGCGCGTAATGGTAGACGACACGAGCCCAATCGTAACTATGCCCGAGGATCCAACGGTCGCGAAGTTTCCGGCGCCAGTGGTGCTCAGAAGCGCCAGATCGCCGTTGTTGTCGTAGTTGCGTGAATAGACGGCGCCGCCAAACGGGAGCCGAACGTAGCCCTGTGATGCCGGGTAGGTGCCAAACTTGATGTAGGCCGCGGTCCGCGAGCCATTGATCAGGAACGCCCATTCGTGGTCGTACGGGTCATCGAGTCCCGACAGCGCCCCATGATCCGTGACGCCGCTTCCCGCGCCGACCGACGCGAACGACAGGTGACGATCACCATCTGTTACAAGCGCCTGGCCAGCAGTGCCGTCGGAGAGCGGCAGCACCCACGTCTCGGATGCCGTCAGCGTCGGCGCCACGAGCCCGACGTAGAACGTGCCTGCCGCGTCCCAGAGGCGGAGCGACGTGCCGGCGTTGATCGACAGGTTGCCGCTGTCGTCGTAGGTCGGCGCGTTCGTGCCGCCCTGAATGGTCGTGCCCGTCGAGCCGTCGCCGTCGAAGCGAACGACCTGATTGTCCACCGATGACACGGGGCCGTGGACGTCACCCTCACCAGGCCGCGCCGCGACCCACTCGCTCGTCGCGTCAACCCACGTCAGGACGTCGCCGTCGCTCGTGCCTGGTAGGTATGTCAGATCCTCATCGCCGGCGATGGCGACGTATCCCTCCTCTCCCGATGTCGGCGCGGTGAGGCCGTCGCCACTACCACCGGCCGGGCCGTGGATCTGGACGTTGTTGCGGAGTCTAACGGTCATGACGGGGCCTCGATCTCAAACGACGCGATCTCGCGATAGGTGCCCTTGATCGTGAAGAGCTCCGCCGTGGCGTAATCCGTGGCGAAAAGCACCGGAAGCGATGTCCTGACTTCGGGGGGGTAGGGGTATGGCGCCGTAATGCTAAGATTGCATGGGAAGTAAACGTTGTGGCCGTCGTATATGGAGCTTCGGTACAACGCAGAAGTCGTTAGCCTCCATGCCGCGCTTGAATACTCGAACACCCCCCACACATACACGTGCCCGGCACCCAACTGTCCCGCGGGCTGGGTTGCGAAATACTCCACCGCGTACCCCACCCGGAACATGTCACCCTCGCCAGGTGCCGCCGGAAGCGAAACCGGAATCGCCAACTCGACGGGGACTTCCTTGGTAACGGTCGTGACGGTGAACGGCGTGCCAGTTGACGCCCCCGGCGTCGTCGAGTCCACGATCAGGCCGAGATTTTCGAGCGCGGCGAGTACCGCCGTCAGTCGGTTGGCGTCGCCGGTCGCGGTGAGAGTCTGCTGCGCCACCGCGGGCGTGGTACCGAAAAACCCGAGGTTCCCCTCGTCGTCGATGTCGATCACGAGGTCGCCGGTCTGGTCGCCGATCTGGACGTCGCCGTCCGCCTCCACCTCGATGACCACGGCGCCGCCGGCAACGTCGCCGATGCCAACGGTGCCCGCGGTCGGGTCAACGACGACCCCGAGCGACGTGCTACCGGCGACGATCTGATCGCTCGCGTTGACGGCGAGCGCGGTTACCCACCCGGTGCCAGCGATTGGACGCCACTCGAGGGCGGCCTCGTTGGCGAACTTGAACCCGAGATCGTGGATGATCCCGCCGGAGCGATCGTGGTTCATGGTGCCGCGATTCCGTAGTGCGCGCGAATGGCCGCTAGGATGCGAGCGTCGATGTCGCCACCGGCAGCGATGTCACCGATCGCTAGGTAGAGCCCGGCGATGGTTGCGTCGGCGCTGTAGGGGGGGAACGGCGTCGAAAGCCCCTTCGGCCCGCCGCCGATCGTGGCGTAGCTGTACCGCTCTCCGGTGTTGTAGCCCTTGATGGCAAACGTCGCCGTCGCAGCCCCGACTCGCACGTGGAGATCCGACGCGCGGTAGTAGGCCGCGAACAGCTCGATTGCTGGCGATCCGTGCGCCAGCGCTATCGACTCCTCGGACGCGTTGTCCTCCCGCGTCACGAGCGTCCAGTTTGCACCGTAGAACCCCGCCCACACGTAGCGGGGTGGATCGGAACCGGTCACCGTACCCATCGAGAATACGGTGTGGACGTTCGACGATGTGTCAGCCGGCCCGCTCGCGACCACGTACAGAGCCCACGGGGTACCGGCCTCCGACAACTCGTCGATCAGGTCGTAGGCTCCGCGCGGGTCTGTGATGTCGAGGGAGACGACGTTCATCGGCGACCCGGACCACGAGAACGTCGCTCCCGTGCACGCTCCGGTCCACGGGTCCACCACCAAGATTGGCTGATAGGTGGGGTCAACGGTCTGCTGCGCTCGCGAAGTCTTGCGCGAGCCAATCGACTCGATCGACATGCAGCGCGGCTGGTGAAAGAAGACGCCGGGCTTGCCCTGGTATGCCTGCTTGGCGTAGAGGAGGGGGGCGTTGTCGGGCATGTGGCAGCCAGGGGACCCCGGCGCGGCTGCGCCGTCCTCGGCCGGGTAGAGGTAGAGCTGCGCGGCGCCCCCATATAGCGATCCGGACACCCAGCACCAGTACCAGCCGTCACCGACCGGAACCATTCCGCTATCAGCGTCCCCGGCGTCGCCTCCGCTGTCCCCCGGTACTCCGTTCTCCAGATCGAACCACCCCCAGATTGCGGCACCATTAATACGAAGATGCGCCCACGGGCACGTGCCAGCCTTCAGCAGAGCGCCATAGGTGGCGGGACCGCGAGCGATGTTCTCGTGATCGGTTTCCCACGGGTCCGACGAACCGGACGCGATAAGTGTGAGCTCGACGACAGCGGTACTCGGCGCCTCGGGCCACTCCGATTCGGCCAGAGTGTGGATCCCATAGATACCCGAAGTAAGGATGACGTTGAATCCTCCGGTTGCGCTAGGAGGGGGATCGTTCAGCGTCCACTGTGTGAGCTGCGGAGTAACCCGGGGCCGCGATTGCTGGATCGTGCCAAGGTCGGTGAAATCGAAGCCTAGCGTGACCTCCTCTGGAAGCCACCCGGCGTCGGGATCTACCAGCCCGTCGAGCTTCTCCTTGTCCTCGGCGGACATGAAGCCGGGGCTCGAGTGCGTTGCGAGCGCGTGTAGCGTCCCGCCGCCCTGATTGCCGTGGGCGTGCACGTGATCCGCGCGCGGCGCCGTGACCGCGCTGCCGTCAGCGTTGGCGCTCCCGACCGACACCGGCGACCCGAACGGGAACGGCTCGGACGCCCACTCGGTTCCGTCGGAGGTGAGGATCTCGCCGTCGGCGCCGGGCTCGGGCATCGTGACCCCGCTTAGGTCACGGATTAGCCGCTTCAACGCACCGATGTTGCCGAGCGGTCCGAACTGCTCGGCCTCCAGCATCCCGACGTCCTCGAGATTCGCCGGGCTCTCGATCGACACCGCGAACGACTCGTCGATCATGCTTGGAGTCGCGACTCCGCCGACGAGTCCATCATTCGCCGTGGCTCGGATGAACCACTTGCCCCATGCCTGTCCGGTGAAGTCGATCAGCGGCGGGCGTAGGTCGGTCGCGGCCGTCGCCGAGAACCAGAACCGCATCGCGCCGGCCTGCGTCTCCCATCCGTCCGGGCACACACCGGCCGGAGGGTACTCGTAGATCTCCCAGAGCACCTTGGCCACGCCCGCCATGGTGTTTGGACGCAGGGAGAGCTGGAGCGTATCGGTTGCCGCAAGCTCCTGCCCGCCCTGAACGGCTGGCGCGCCGTTGATGCTGCCTTCAACGATGATCATGGCTCACCAACTCACGGAACCATCTGGTGCCCGATTACGTACCATCCCGCCGTTGGCGCACCCGCCGAGCCGTCGGAGTACATGAACTCCACCGCCATTGCATACCCTGAGGCGTTCCTCAGCCCAGTGCTGCCCGGGTTGTAGTCCGTGGGCATATAGATCGCGGCGGCTGACGCAAACAGAACGGCGTGCAATGCGTCGTAGTTGACGAACCGGATCCGCGTGCCGTGGCACCCGGAAATCAACAGCGAATACGTGCGATCGTCGTTCAGTCCCAAGGATTCGATGATCACCACATCGGCACTTCGACCGTCGAAGCTGGCGTTTGAGTCTGGGCCAGCGATTATCCGTTGGTGGATGCGCCCCTCGCCGCTCAAGTACCGCGGCCCGGTCTGCGTGTAAGTCGCGCCCTCGGCGACGGCGGCGTTCGCCGCCTCGGTCACCACCGCCGTAGCACCGACGTTCACCGTCCCATCCAGAGCTAGCGTGGAACCGCTATTGTACGTCCCTTCAGAACCGCTGGAGTATACGTGCTCAGAACCAGAATACTCGAACAGGAACCCGCCGTCCTGGAGGAGGATCCTTCCGCCGTCGTCGATGTGAATCTCTCCGGAGCAGTGCAGGTGGCCACCGCCGGCAAGGTTGACGTCTCCGCCGCTCTCGACGTTGACTGCGCCACCGCTCTCGATGGTGATGGTCCCGCCGCTGGCGATCGTGATGTCACCGCCGACTGTGAGATCCTCGCCGACCGGGACCGCGCCCGTGAACTCGATCCCGGCGCCCCCGATGATGATCGGATCCGACGGCGCCCAGCTCCCGCCGTCGTCGCCGTTGATGGCCGAGAACTGGCCCTCGTCGAGCGCGTCTAGTTCGCTCGGCTCCAGCGGGATCGCTGCCTCCCAGGCGGTGACGTCGGCGCGAACTCGTGCGTTGTGGCTCATGGCTCAGACCTCAGACGGGGACGGTTGGGATCTCGGTCAGCACCGTGACTCCCGGGATGCCGGCGCCGGCGATAAACGGCCCCAGCGTGGCGGCGGACGTCTCCTCGACCAGCGACCAGCGGTCAGCCGCGCGCAGCATCCGCTTGCAGAGCGCGCCCACCTTGCGGCGCCACGCCTTCGAGCGCGCAACGGACGAGGTGACCACGATCAGGATGTGGCGCGCGGTCGAGTTCATGGTGGGCCACGGCGCCGTTGTCACCAGGGCGTCGGCCTCGTGCGTCAGCGCGAACGTCGCGACCACGTTGGAGCCCGAGGCCGTCGTCGTGACCGTCTCCTGGATCCCGAGCTTTCCGGGGTCAACGGTGATGACGTCGCCAGCCACGATGGGGGGCGTGTCGCCGGTCAGGCCGACACACCCGAGCGTATACGAGCCCGGGTCAACGACGGGGACGCTCAGCCGGTACCACTTGCTTGCGACCCGCGGGAGCTTCCACGATGCCGGCGGTAGCGCCCAACTGGACGGGCTGATCGTGACTTCGGCGGAGGTGTGCGTCCGCACGCCGATCAGGTCGTCCCCCAGCAGGGCCAGGAGCGCCGCCTCTACCACATCGATCGTGCACCCCTGCGCCAGCAGTTCTGCGGCCGCGAGCGTGGCGCGCCGCTCGTCGTAGGTGGCGCCGGACGGGACGACGATCCGGTAGTCCCGCTCGTGTAGCTCGATGGCCTCTTCGGATCGGGATGGCTGCCGGTTCTCGTTCACCCTGTCCACGCCGCGCTGGACTCGCGCGAGCGCCATCGCCGTCGCGTACAGGTGCGCGATCATGGGCCCCGCGAAGTCCGCGCGGGTGTTCTCGTCGCCGCCAATCGACTGGCGGAGCGACTCGAAGATCACTTGCGCCACGGGACGCTTCGACGAGAAGCGCAGCATCCCGAACGGCGCGAACGCGGAGAAGTGCATCGGCTCACCAGATCTCGACGGTGACCGGAACGTCCGCAGCAGCGCCAGCTTGCGTCGTGGTGTAGACTCGAACTGACAGCGCCGTCGGGGCCGTGGCGCTCACGATGTGCGGCGTTGCCCCGTGCACGTAGGCGCGCGGCTCCATCGTCTGCGGCGCCAGGATGCCATCGGCCCATGCGATCGTGGTATCGCCCGCGTCGTTGTCCGTGACGGTGAAGTTCGCCGCCGCGATGGTGGTCCGCTTCGACTTGACCGCGACGATGGCGGGGCTCGCGGCGCCGTCCAGGGTGATGATCGCCAGCGGCGTCATCTTGTCGAGCGCCGCCGCCATACGGACGAGGTTGTTCCACTCGTTGGCACCCGGCTCGTCCACTCCCGGCGTGTAGCCCGTCTCGTTGATCTTCTGGTCGCCGCCGAGGTCCTCGATGCTGATCCGCTGCGGAGCGTCCGCGTCGTGGGGGTAGTAGTCGATCGCTGCCATGGGTCACTCCGGATAGACGGCGAAGTCGGCGAGGACGAGGAGGTGCGGCGTCGTGGAGGGACTCGCCACCACCTGCCCGCCCTCGACGAGGTCGAGCGAATCGACCGACGCCAGCGATTCGAGGCCGCTCTCGAGCGCCTTCGTGGTGCGGTCCGGCCAGCTCTTCGGCGGTGCGGGGTAGCGGCGCCCGCGCTGCCCGTCTAGCCAGCCGGGGGTGTGCGCCTCACCGGGACCGACGGACTCGAAGAAGGCCACGATCGGCGCCTCGAAGTGCAGCAGCGAGTCGGACCACGGGGACACCCGCTGGCCAGCGACCGGCGTGTAGGTGGTATCGGAGGCGGAGAACGTGCCGTCGAACGTGACCGTCCACGGCCCGGTGCCAACGACCGTCCGGACCGTCTTGCGCCGCCACTTCTGGTTCGGCGCGTCCCACAGCCCGAGCGACATCCCGGGGGCGACGTCGCCGCAGGTCGTGTAGACGCCGTTCGTCGTCTCGATCACGCACGCGAGCGGACTCGTCGCCGAGTCGATCACCACAGCGCCCGAGCCGGACGTCGGGGCCGTGGCGAAATACTCGGGCCACGGCGTCTCGTCCGCCCACCCGTCGGCCTCGGCATCCCACGTCACCTCGACGCAGACGGTCAGATCCTCTTCCACCACGGGCAGGAAGAACTGCGGATCCGTGCGCGGCGCCTTGGCCGCCAGCTCCGCGGTGACGAGTCCGATCTGGGCGCTGGTCGGAATGCGCGAGCCGTAGCGGCCCGGGGAGACGGTGAACGTCCACCCCGTCGTCGGTGGGCCGAAGACGTTGGGGTAGATGAACGCCTCCTCGACCTTGACGCCCTTGGTCTTGCGGATCCAGTCGCGGTACTCGGCCTCGTTGCCGGCGCCGGGCGGGTTGGCGAGCTGGTCGCGGATGGCATTCAAGATCTGCTCGCGGTCCTCTTCGTCGGCGCCACCGGTGAGGCCGCTGCCGTCGGTCTGCTCGGCGACCACGCAGGTCGTGCCGCTTCCGGCGGGAGCGCTCGACCACTGGAGCACCGTGCCGGCCTCGAGATTCGTGCCGGGGCCCGTCGCCAACGACGCGACCGGAACGTCCTCCCCGTCCTGGAACGTGCCGCCCGCGGTGACGCGGAACTCCGCGCGCGAGCTCGGCTCGATGAGGCTCGCGCTGGTGGCGTAGGTGGTCCCGCCGGTCGCCGCCGTGATCGTGACGTAGCCGCTCGATCCGCTGGCACCGGGGAGCGTGACGCCCTTGCTTGCGGCGTAGGTGCGCAGCTCGGCGAGCGTGAGGTTCTCGATGTCGATCGCCTCTCCAGCCCGTTGCGCGTTGGCGTAGAGCGGCATCAACTGATCGGCGAGCAGCACCGCCATCAGCCGCGGGAACGTTCCGGGACCGACGATGGCGTCGGGGTCGTCAACGCGGTTGAGGTAGTCGCGCTCGTAGTCCGCGACGACCTGGTCGCGCGTCTTGGTGATGATCTTCGTCATCGACTTCGCACCGCCCTACTTGCGTCCCCGCTGACGTTGTTGCGGTAGTGGGTGATCACCTCGAGCCCGCCATGAAGTCGGAGCGCGTGCTCAATCCGGATGATCGTCACGGACCCATTCGTGACGAGGTCGCCGAGGGACGCCGTCTGCCGCCTCTCGATGTCAAGCGACCGCGCCGCGGGGGAGGCGCCGAGGTCCACATCGAGCAACGTGTGCCCGGTGTCGGGGTCGCCTGCGATCGTGCCCTTGCGGAAGCCCAGCCGGATCGCGACGGCCGCGTCCACCGGGTGCGCCGATTCGATGTCGCCGGACGACGCCAGCGCGAGATCCTTCGCGGCGAGGTCGAGTTGCGCGGCGGAGGCGTAGGTGGTCATGGGTCAGCGGTCCAGCGGGCAGACGGCCACCGGGATCGGCGGCGGTTCGGGGAGCGATGGGATCGGAAGGGCTGGCGGGATGGCCACGGAGAAGGAGGGCGCCGGCACTCCCGGGAGGGGAGGACCGCGAAGCACCGGCGCCATAGGGGGAGCGGGTAGGCCGGGGATCGGCAGCCCGGGAGGAACGGACACCGACGGGGCCCAGAGGGGGACGCCCGGGAGCGCCGCTCGGGGCAGCGAGACGGGCGGCGGGGTCGGAAGACCGGGGATCGGCAGGGACGGCGGGATGGCCAGCCCGAGCAGGACGACCGCGAAGGCGCAGCGCGAGGCCATGGCGGCCCCCTCAGAGCGTCTTCAGCATGGTGGAGCCACTGGCGGCCACGGCCGCCGAAAGGGCCTGAGCGGCAGCCGTGAGGCCCGCCTTGAGCACGGCTCCGCCGTCCACCGACCCGACCGGGGCCGCGGCCACCGCCGCAGCGAATGCCGCCACTGCCGACGCGAGGGCCGGGTGGAGGGGGACGGCCTGGCCGCCGGTGCCGCCCACGTCCAGGCCCGAGCTCGCCTTGAGCGCACCGGAGATGGTGACCGACCCGCCCCGGACGTCTACGTAGCCGGAGCCCGTCGAGTCGGCCACGGTGACGCCGCCGTCGAAGAGCGAGACGACCATCCCGGCGGAGTGCACGATCTGGACGACCGGCGCCCCGTTGCCATCGACCCCCGCCTCGATCTTGTGCGCCTTGGTGCAAGCGCCGGCCTCGTCCCACTCCACCGGGACGTAGTCCACGATCGACCCGGTCGTGCCGTCGATCTCGCGCCAGGTGAGCGCCTTGCCGAGCGGGCCGCCGTAGCTGGCCGATCCGCCCTTGGTGCACCGGGGGAGCCACGCGACGGAGCGCGGGTCGTCGCCGAGCCAGGCGAAGCGCTCCGACCCAAGGCGGCGAACGTCAACGGTGCAGCCGTTCCCGTCCTCGGGTGGGTCGTGCGGGCGCGAGAGGAACCCCAGCGGGTGCACGACCTGGCTCGTCGGAGCGCCGCCGCTGCCGTCGGGGTCGTGCTGGATGTAGAGGAACCCATCCGTTCCCCACTCGGAGAACATGACCGTTGCGAACGGCATCAGGCTGCCTCTTCCGCGAAGACCAGATCCTCGGGCCAGTAGAGCGTCAGCCGCGTGATCGTGCCCTCGGTCATCGACCGCTTGAACTCGATGTCGCCGAGGTAGAAGTCGCCGTCGATCCCGGTCTTCTGGTCGATGACGCGGACCATGCTGTTGACGTAGTAGGGACGGCGCTGGCCAGGATGGTCGAGCGAGATGGCGGAGTGCCCGCTCACCGTGTAGACGAGGGAGCGGCTGTTCCTGCGCGCATCAGCGGCGTAGCGTCGGGCGAGGTGGTCGGCCGCCTTCTGCGTCTTGACGTCAGATTCGTCGTAGGCGATCCGCTTGATCAGCCGGTAGCGGTCGATCATCTCCGTGTCGGTGTAGCGACCGACGATGCGGCGACGGCCTTCCTTGCCACCGCCAGCGCGCCCGAAGACCAGCGTGTGCGCGAATCGGCTCGTCGTGTCGTTGCGGAGCCCGCCCGAGAGGATGTTGTTCTCCGCCGGCGACCCATCAACGATCCGCGTCAGCCTGAACGACGGCTCCTGCGAGGTGTTCGGCGTGGACAGCATGAAGTGCCCGCTCGGCATCGTCCACAGGAACAAGCCGACCCGCTTGTATTGCTCTTTCAGCCACTCGTAACGACGGCGACCTACCAGCGCCTTCAGGGTCTTGATCTCGGTCCTCGGCTGCCCACCGGTGGCGTCCGAAACCTCGACCTCCTTGGCGTCGGTGGACGGGTTGTCGGCGCGGGGTGCGCTCAGTTCGCCGACGGGGGCCAGCGCAGCTCCGCCACCGGTGGATGGCTTCCACGCCCACATGATGTCGAGTTCCTGGACCGTCGTGGTTCCCATGCGCACGGGAGCGGCTCCGCTGCGCACCATGCCCGCGTTGGCGTTCGTCACGGCCTTGCGCCGCGCGTCGTCACCGGTGAGGAGCCAGAGGTCGGGGTCGAACCCAACGGCCTTCAGCTGCTTCGCCGTCAGGTCGTAGAACGTGGCCTCGGTGAAGCTGTCCTCCTGGACGAAGAAGTCATCCCAGAGCGCCGCGAGGTTGTCCCGGCCGCGAAGCTCTACGACCGTCTCGTCACTCTCCGGAATGTCGGCGGCGTCTAGGCGCCCCGTCTGGATCGCAACGTCGAAATCGCTCCCCGTGCCGGCGCGCTGGATGCGGAGCGCGAACGGGTCGCCGGGGCCGTGCTTCTCGACGAGGTCAGCCGCGAGCGAGGCCGAGTCGCCCGTCGTCAGCGTGAACGCGCTCGGCTGCTGGAAGACCGAGACTTTGACGCTGTACTCCTTGCAGCGGCGGGTTTCATTCTGCTCGGTGAGCGTGATCGTCACCTCGTCATCGAGCCACGCGCGGTCGATCGTCATGGCTCACGACTCGCGGAAGAACTTGATCTTCGTGCCAGCGGGGACGTTGTAGGGGTCCTCGAGCGCGTTCAGGCTCAGCACGTCGCGCGCGTGCGCCGTGTCGCCCCAGATCGCGATCGAGATGGCGGCGCAATCCATGTCGCGCGGCGTGACGAAGGTACCCATCTCCGTCTCGAAGCGCGCCTGAGCCCCGGCGCTCCGGATCGCCGCCCAGAGGTTGGCCAAGGACTCGCGCAGGTCGTTGCTGAGCGGGTTCTGAAGGTCCGGCAGCCCGCTGTCGATCTCCCGGCAGAGCGCCAGCAGGCCCTCGATCTTCGCCGCGAAGACCGTCTGGTACATGTCCGCCTGATCGCGGTAGGCCAGGACGGAGTTGACCGCATCGACCAGGGACTTGAGCAGGTCGGGCTGCGGGACCGGCGCGCGCGCTTCCACGGCGCCGAGGTGTTGGGCGATCGTGGTCGGGCTGGCGACTCGAAGCGTCTGGGCGATCAGATTCGCGGCGTCGCTGTCCTCGACGAACTGGCTCTCGAACAGCTCGCCCGAACGGATCTTGACGTCGAGGTCACGCGACCACGTCGTCGCGTAGGCTTGGATCTCGCCGATGTTCGGCAGGTAGAGAGCGCGCGTGACCTGCGCCTCGAAGAGCGCCATCAGCGCGTCGGCAGAGGCAATCAGGTTGCGGTCGCGGTAGTACCCGCCGGCCCTCGCGATTCCCTCGTCGATGCGCGAGGTGATGCTGATTTCGTAAGGCTTCCGACCGAGCTTCTCCGCCACCCCGCCGGGAACCTTGGGGTACTCGTGCGTGTGCGCGCGCCCACCGCCGCGGACCTGGATCCGCTGGTAGGGAATGGTGATTCCGTCGAACGCGAGGCGCCCGAGCTGGTCGAGGTAGTCGGGCACGTTGCGCTCGGTGGTTCGGATGCGTAGGCTTGCGGCTATGGCAACGACGAGGGACGGACGGGAGCCGGTGGTCTACGAGATGACGAGGGCGGAGCTGAAGCGCGCCATCCTGGAGGCGATTGTCGAGGGCGGGACCGTGCTGGTGCTCGGGGCGATGGGCTTCGCGGTGCTGCTCGGGATCGTCGCCGAGATTGCGACGCACTGATCAGGCGTCGGGGGGCTCGCGACCGTCAGGGTTGCCACCGCCGGGAGTCGGGGTGGGTGGGCGCTGCTCGTCCCAGTTCCCGACGTTCACGGTGAGCGGCTGATTCATCCGATCCTTCAGCGCCTCCGCTGCGACCGCGGCGCGCTCCTGCGCCGCCTGCCGCGCCGACGCCTCGCGCTTGGCCTGCGCGTCCGCCGCCTTGCCGCCGGTGGGATCGCGGACGAAGTCGTGAAGCCAGGAGAACACCTTGTTGCCTGACAGCTCGCCAGCGGCTTCCGACCAGGACCCGCCTCCCAGCTTGCGCGACGCCGCCCCGACGAAGCCGCCGGTGAGGAAATCCACGGTGCTGCCGAACGCATCCGTGGCACCCACCTGGTTCGGCCCGCCCTTCCGGTTCCCACCCAGGGCGGCGAGTTCGTAGAGCGCCCCACCGACGCCCAGGGCCGCCAGTGCTGCCGCAGGGCCCGCGGCTCCGGAACCGCCGGCACCTCCGACAGGAGCGACACCAGGCTTTCCACCCGGAACCGGGACGGTCGGCACGTTGCGAACGGCGCGCAGAATCGCCGCCTCTACGGCGCCACGGAAGGCGCTCTCAAGCCCTGCCCTGGCGATGCTCGCCACGATGGCGCCCACGATGGCCTTGCCCGGGTTCTCGGCGGCCCACTTGACCACGCCACCGAACGCCTCGGCGAGTCGTAGGGCCTTCGGGGCCAGTGCCTCGAGCGCCGGGATGAGTTTCCCAGCCGCCTCTTCCGCGATCTCGTCCAGCTTGTTCTGGAAGATCTGGGCCTTCGATGCCGTCGTCTTCAGAGCTTCCGCCACGTTCTCGGCGACCACTTCCTTGGTCATCGAGTCGGCCTTCATCTGGCGATCGAATTCCTTGTTCACGGCCGCCATTCCAGCATCGCCGCCGCCCGCCTGCTTGTAGATGTTCGCCAGGCCCGACACGGCGCGAGCGCCGATGATGCTGGCGAACATCTCCTTGAGCGGCTCGGTCTTGCCTCCGGTCTTGCTGAGCGCGTCCCTGATGATCGCGAACGGGTCGCGAAGCATCCCTTTCTCGTCCTCGATGGCGACGCCGTATTCCCTGAACTTCGACCGCCGAGCTGGCGTCTCGAGGATGTTGCGGAAGCCGCTCACGGCGCGGGTTGCGACGGCTGCTGACGTGCCGCCACCGTATGCCTTGGCAAGCTGTGTCATCGCTCCGAACTGAGCGAGTCGGGTTGCTCTGTCTCCGCCGAACGCGCCGACGGTGCCCCCGAGGTGCGCCATGTACCGCGCGTAGTCGCGCATCTCGACCGCGCCGAGCTTGCCCTGCGCCGCCAGCGAGCGCATGGCCTGATCGATCGCCTTCATCTTCTCTTCGGGCGAGCCCATGTCGCCGAAGGCGTTGCTCACCTCGCCGGCCGCAGTGGCCATGTCCTGGAGAGAGGCGCCGGATGCGATCGCCAGGCCGGCGAGCGAGCCCATCATCTTGCGCGACATGTCCAGGTCGCCGGTGAGCTTGACGAACTGGTCCTGCGCCTCGATGACGGCGCCAGGATCCATTGCGAACTGGGTGCCGACCGCGCGCGCCTCGCCGCCCAGCGTAGCGGCCGAAATGCGGCGCGAGTTCGGTCCCGTCGTCCCTGGCAGGTAGCCCGCGGTGGACAGGGCCGTCGCTGCCGTCTGAAGTTGCGTACCGCGACCGATGGCACCGCTCAGCGTGGTATCCACCCCGATCCCGCGCATGATGTCGTGCCCAGCGCGCCGCGCCATCGACGCGAGCGGAGCATTCGGCCAGAAGAACCGCGTTGCCCGGTGCGATGTACGGGTGGCGAAGCGGTCGAGTTCGCGGGAGGCGCGGCGCTGCTCACGTACCGAAGCCGCCGTCGCCTTGGCGCGCGCTCGCTCCGCCTTCTCGTGCTCGCGGATGCTCGACCGTAGAGCCCGCTCCTCGTCCCTTAGAGCCGCCCTACGCGCGTTGGCCTCTGCGCGGAATGCGCGTTGCCGTTGCTTGGACTCGCCCTCGACGGCCTTGGTGTGGCGCTTCTCTTGGCTCACCGCGGCCGCGACGAACCCATCGTCCAGCACCCGCCGCCGCCCCGGCCTCATCGCCTGCTCGACGCGCTTCCCCGCCCGGACCGCGCGACGCTCGATGTCGCCGAACGTCTTTTCAACGCTCGTGTCGATCGCGCATCCGACGCGAATGATGACGGGTGCGGCCATGTCAGGGCTCGGTCAGTTCGTCCAGCACCGCCGCCAGCAACCTGCGTGCACGCGGTGTCACTTCGTGGTCCTCGAGCAGGAGGACCAGATCGTCGATCTCCTCGTCCGTCGCCGCTCGGGACGCCGGGGAGCACTCGGCCACCATGGCGTCCACCTCGTGGTACAAGCGACGAATCGCCGCCGAGGAGAGCGCCACCCGCACCATGTCGCGCGGGCAGGGGATGGGCTCGGGGTCGCGGCTGGCGTCGTTCGGATCGCAGACCGCGGCGCCCACGATGCCGGCGACGAGGGCGTCATTGAACTCGGCCACGGACAACGCCGGATGCTCGACCACGGCCAGCGCGGCCGTGCGAGCGTTGTTCTCGTCGTGGTCGGAGATCATGCGCAGGCCAACCGCGACACCCGCAGCGGGGCGGCTCTTCCACGCCGTAGCGAAGTCGTCAGGGGTGAGACGCACCACGCGCAACGGCTTGCGCGTCTCCAGCGCCAGCGCCGACGCCTTCACGGTGCGTCCTCAGTCGTCCACCCGCTCGACGTCTCGGGTCCACTTGGCTCGGCAGGCGAGGTAGAATTCGATCTGCCACTGAGTGAGGCCAGCAGCAGGCGTGCCATAGTAAGCGCACAACTCACGCGCAAACCTGGCCGCAGCGAGAACCATAAAGGGGCGCCGTGCGGGCCCGCCAGCTCCCTCAGCGTCTCCTCGAGCTTGTCGCCCTCGAGCGAGTCAAGCTGCCCCGTGACCTCGTCCTGGTAGGTCTGCTGCATCTCGGCCAGCGTCAAGACGCCGTCTTTGCCGAGCTCAGCGAGCCCCTCGAGCTGCGCCAGCCCGCCGTCGAAGAACGGCTCAGGCTTGCCGGCGTCAACGTCCACCACGCCGAGCAGGCAGCGGTGGAGGGCCTTGCCGTACTCGTAGAGTTCATCCCCTTCCTTGGGGTCGGCGAGCCCGTGGGCGATGGCGTAGGCGCGCGCGCGCTCGTAGATGAGCGCCTCGTCGCCCGGAGTCAAAGGCGCAAGCCCGACCGCGACGGGGGCAGGACCAGCCTGCGCCCCATCGGGATCGGGCCCGTCGGTGTTCTTCGGTGCCGGCGCCGCGAGCGGCAGCGACACGGTCTTGGTGGCTAGGTAGCCGCGTGCGAGTTGAGATGCCTTCACGATGTCCCCTCGTGGTCAGCGGTTGGATCAGCCCGTGTACTTGGGCTCTCCCCCGTGCAGCTTGAGCCGGCCAGTCATGGTGCCCTTGGTGGCGTCCCACTCGATGGGAGCTTCCAGGACGGTCATGTTGGCGATCGTGACGACCTTGCCGTTGATGGGCGCGAGTTGGACCGTGCCCTCGTCGCCGAGCGCGAACTCGATCCCGTCGCCCTCGAGCAGCTTGGCGTGGCTGACCTCGATGTCGCTCTCGCGGGCGCCGCGCGTCATGCACACGTAGCCGTTCTCGTTGTAGACGCTCTCGCTCTGCATGGTGGGCGTGAACGAGCCCGAGAACTGCGCCGCGAAGCGCCGACCCTTCCAATAGAAGGACGCGGTGATGACCTTGGATGCCATGGGCAGACCTCTTCATCTCGGGCGCGGGCCCGATGGGGGTAGAACCAGCACCCGTCGTCAGCGAAGCGCGAGGGGGACGCCCGCGGCGCGCGACGGGTGCCGGAAGTGTTACGACGCGATCTGACGGATCGACGCGAGCGTCTGGTGATTGTGCGGACGGACGACCGTGGGGACGATCACCTCGTTGCGATTGGCGTCGTCGTTGTACTCGGTGATCGGCGTGTTGTCGGCGACGTCCATGATCCAGCCGCGCGCCTCGATGTCGAGCAGCTCCGCATTGACCATCCCGTTCAGGATGCTCGGCGTGACCACGCCCTCGATCTGCTTCTGCCCGGCGGGGAGGTCGGGGCCGACGCCGGGATTGCTCTCGTGAGCCGTCACCACGACGGCCTTGACCGCGTCGCGAACGTACTGGGGCACCGACACGTCCGCCGTGTCGAGGCAGCGGTAGTCCGGGCTCGTCCCGTTCAGGCAGTGGGTGCAGATCGAGCGTACGATCCGGGTGTCGCCGTTGAAGTCGTTGATCGGCGACACGCCAGCGTTGAGGAGCGCCTTCAGCTCCTCGTGCGACCACTTGTCGAGCGCGTGCGCGGGAACGTCGGACCACAGCTGCGCCGTGATGTCGTTCCACTCGCCATCGTGGCGGGTCCATGGGTTCGTGCTCTCGGCCACGCAGCGCAGGCCGGCCACGCGCGCCGCGATGGCGGACGGGTGCTTCCGGCTGTTCCGCTGCGCGTAGACGCCGCAGAGGTAGGCGTTGAGCGTGGTCTGCGCCAGGCTGATCGCCGCGGTGCTGGTGCCGTTGTGCCCGAAGATGATCTGCTCGAGGTGCTCGATCAGAGGTGCCGACTCGCTGTCGGCGTGCGCCTCGAACCGGGCCGCGTTCGTCGCGTCGTTCTGGGCCGCGGCGATCCGGCGGTAGGTCTGCGCCTCGACCAGATCGATCACGTTGGCGGCGTTGTCCGCGCCGGTGCCACCGTAGAAGCGGACGAACCCGCTCGCGGTTGGCTCCGCCTGGGAGTAGGTACCGTATTCGATGTGCCCGCCCGTCGTCGCCTGCGCCTCGACATCGATCTGGGTGATCGTGTCGAAGTACTGGTCGCCCAGGACCGTGATGCCGCCACCGGTTCCGGTGATGGTCAGAACGTCGGTGACGACCGCGCCGTCCAGCTCGCCGGTGAACGTCACCGTCGAGCCGTTGGTGTAGGCGCCAACGGCCGCGGACAGCGTGATCGACACGCAGCGCGGAGGGTCGAACGGGTCGTCCCCCAGAGCGCCATCAAGCTCGGTGGTCGTATACTCCTCGGCTCCGGCGACGGTCGCGTGGCTCAGCTTGATCGAGTTCGGGGCCGCCGTGGGCCCTAGGGTCACGATGCAGCCCGTGGGGGCCGCGGTCGTGTCCAGCTTGGCGACGTGGTTGTTCCCGCGCACGCCGACGCTGGCGACGGTCAGGGTGACTTCGCACGCCGGCGCTCCGCCGACCGTGGCCGCGCAGAAGCGCCCGCGATTCGACATCGCGTTGATGGCCGCGACGGCGTTGTCGGCCGTGTTGCTGGCGCTGTCGACGTCCACCGCCCACGAGCAGTATCCGTCGTCGAGGATGAGCCCGATGGTGCCAGTACCAGTGCCGAGGTCCTCCCAGTTGATCACAAGCGACGCGGCGCCACCGCCGGCCGCCTCTGCCACCGGGGCGGCGTAGACGTCCGCGCCAGTGGAGAGCGCCTCACGCGCCTGGATCGCAGCCTCGCTCAGGTCGCCGAGCTTCGTCGCGGCGTCGGCCTCGTCGAAGATTCGCTCGACGTCAGAGTCCGCGGTCAGCGTTCCGCTCGCGGTCTTGTTCCCCGTGATCAGGACGTACCATCCACCGGTGCCGGTGGACTTGCCCTGTCCCCACCGGTTGTCGGCCGCGAACATGGGGACCTTATCGGTCCCATCGATCCCCGGGAGAGTGAAGAGCGCCATGCGTGTTGCTCCTGTTGGTCAGATCCAGCGCGGCGGCGCTGCGTCCTTGTGCCGTGCGCTCAGCAGTGCGCGCGCGGCCTCGTAGTCCTTGGTGGCGTCGAGCAGTTCGCGCTCGCGCACCTTGCGGCGGTAGTAGCTGGTGTCCGGCACCTCGAACGGCTCGCGCTGGAACTCCCAGACCAGATCGCGGCGCTCGGTGCGCTGGTAGAGCTCGGCTCGGCGCGGGGCCGGCCTGGTAACGTCGCCGAACGACGGGCGCGCGCCCACGTAGCTCCGCGCGTTCTCGTCACGCGGCCCAACCTCGGCCGGGCAGGCGCCGGAGGGGCGGCCCTTGTGGTCGATGGCCGCCCAGGGGTTCGTCGCGACCCAGAGAAAGCCTGCGCGGTTGCCAAAGCTCTTGCGAATGGGCCCCGTGCACAGTGGCACGGGAAACGGCGGCGGCGGCTCGGGGTCGGGCCTGTATACGGGCTGGTCCAGATTGAGTACGTCCACGACCGGCAGGTCGCACGACGCGGGATAGTCCTCGACGTTGACGCTCTCGGCGTCCTTGTTCCTCTTCATGCTGTCCCCTTTTCGCCGCCTAGGTGTGCGTGACGACATGCACGGCACCGGCGGAATCCTTGAACGCAAGCGCGCTCTGAGTCGTCGAGTAGTAGACTGCAACCGTGCCCGCGGCCGGCGTGGTCATCGCGGCGTCCGTTGACACCGGGTGCACCCCGAGCAGCGACAGGTCGAAGAGCGAGTGGACGATGTCCCGAAGGTCTTGCAGCGACACGACGGGCGTGGATTGCCCCGTCGGAATCAGCGCAAGCGCCTCGCTCTTGGTGCGCGTCGTCTCGGCCATCAGTAGAACTCGGTGGAGAAGTCGCCCTCGAATGCGCGCACGATGTCGATCGTCTGGTCGAACGGCTCGGGCGCCGTCATCTCGGCGGAGTCACGGCGGATGGTGATCGCGCTCGCTCCGCTGAAAGTGACCGTCTGCGTCAGAACCTCGCGCGCCTCGACGTCAACGGTGACGGCATCGTACTTGGCTTGTCCAACCGTGATCTCGGCGTGCCGTACCGCGACCACCTCGAGCCGCTGGAATCCGCCATGCGCCAGGACGTCGGAGCCGTAGGCGGCCGCGTCGGTGTCTGTGTCGCCGGTCACCACCCACGCCGGGTGACGCCCGTTGAGCGGGCCCAGCGCCTCGTGGAGCGCCCTTCCGATGGCCACGGGTACCCCGCGCCGTCCCGGCATCTTCTCCGCCTGTGCGGGCGGGTAGGCCCACAGCAGGGTGATGGGCCGCTCCTCGACCCAGAAGCCGTCGGACCACCTCGAGAGCTTCCCGTCGCCGCGGTAGGCGAACAGGGTGGGGAGCGCCGTGGTCTCGAAGTCCTCCTCGCGGGGGTCGTGCGGCCTCGCGTGCCGGATGAGCGGCTCGCCGGGTGCCACGTCCTCCCATGCCGCCCCGACCTCGTACTCGAGGACGGCCGTGGCGAACGCCAGGAACACACCGAGGCCGGGATCTCCGACCGGCTCAATGTGCGCCTCGACCAGCGACGGCGCGGTGACGGGCAGCGTCGTGGCGCCGTAGGTGTCGGACATGTCAGTGAGCCCAGATCGCCTGGAGCCTCCGCGCGACCGTGCCCCGTACCTCGCGCGTCATCGAATCGAGCGCGGCTCGGGCGCCGTCGTGCATGTAGAGCCGCGCCGCGGTGCCGGGGTGCCACACCTCGAGAGCGCGGACCCATCGCCCCCGCTTCGGGGAGAAGAACACCAGCATCCCGGGGACCGCGTTGCCGCGACCGTGGGGGCGCCGCTTCTCGCGCTTCTGGCCCTCTTGGGTCGGGCCCGTGAACCCGCGCGCCATGCGGGGGCGAATCCAGTGCTGGCCCGTGCCCCACTCGACGTAGCCGGCATGGGGCGCCTTGGCCGCGATGGTCGCGAGTGCCTGCCGCGCCGTGGCTCGGGCCGTCTCCGTCACCATGATCGAGCCGCGGAGGGCTCCGGTCCGATCCGTGAACGCGTGCGTCGCCTTGGCGTGGGCGACCGCGACCCGCGCGCCCTCGTCGGCGACGTCCTCGATCGACTGGATGAGGATGGCCTGCGACCTGCCGGCGCGCTCGCGAAGGCCGTCGAGGTCAACGCGGACGGTGGTGACGATCACAGAACCGACCCCCACCCCCTGTCGTCCTCGCACTCCACCGCCGGAGCGCCAGACAGCGCCGCCGTGGTGTCAAGGGAGGTCCAACGCTTGCGCAGGGCCTCGAGATCCGAGACGTTCGCCTTGCGCATCTCGTACCAGTCGCGGTTTGGGGCGACCTCTGGAAAGCGCGCGACAAGCATCCACGCGATGGCGTCCAGCGTCAGCCGGACCACCTCGTGCGCCGTGTTGGCGCCTGCCTTCGTCTCGATCTCGGTGAGCGAGTACGATCCCAGGTAGGACGCTACGAAGCTCGAAGCGTCCTCGCGAAACTGGGTTTCTACCGCTGCCTTCGCGGTTCCGGCGCCGTCGTCGTCAAGGAAGCGATCGACTCGCAGCCAAGAAAGCCGGTTCTTGACCTGGGTGGCCGTGACGAAGACGTACGCCATGGATCATCGCCGACGGCCGTGTTGCCACTGCTGGTGCTTCTGGCTCGGTGCCGGGGGCGGCGCGGGCGCCATCGGCGGCTTACTCTGCTCGACGCGCGGCGTCTCTTCTGCCGTAGCGGCCGCCACAGGGCGCACCGCCAGGAATCGTTCCCGCCTCAGATCCTCCACCGTATCCGGCGGGAGATCGAAGGTGGCCCATTCCGGTTTGAAGAGTCGTCGCGCGCGGCAGAACGGAGCCGCGGTCAGCGCCCGCACCTCGACCAGCATCAGGCGACCGCCTTGTAAGCAAGGAACGGCAGGGTATACCCCGCGTTGTAGCGGCCATCCGCACCGTACACGAACTGCTTGGTGTGGAAGACGTTGTCGTCGGTCGGGCTGACCTTCGACACGAAGACCGGGCGCTTGCGCCACTGGAACACGAGCGGCTTGATGACGCTCTGCGTGGCCAGCAGGTACCAGGTCGTATCCGCGCCGGCGAGTTCCGGCAGCATCAGGACGTCCGCCATGCCGGCGGTCACGTTCTGCGGCGCCGACGCGCTCTCCCCGCTGCTGTCCTCGGTGTGGATCGTTCCCATCTTGCAGATGCGCAGCGCCATGCCCTCGAGCGCGGGGGGGACCACGAGCAGGTTCGGGACCACGCCCAGCGGCTCGCCGTCCTCGCCCTTGTACGTGGCCATGGTGGCGCGCGCGGTGAGGAAGTTCGCCTGCGTCAGCGCCAGCCCGGTCGAGCTGTAGTTGCTGTAGGTTCCCTTCGCGGCGTCGTAGGGGTTCACCGGGTGCGCGGCGTTGAAGTACGATAGCCCGTCGAAGCACAGGTTCGCCGCTCCGTTGACGAGCAGCGCCTTGACGAGCTGATCGGGGTGCTTCGACACGCTCTCGCCCATGCGAGCGAAGAGCATCGAGTACTGGCCGAGGTTGTCGTCCTCGATGTCGTTCCGGTCCACGCCCACCGTCAGCTCGTAGTCCTTGTTCTTGAGCTGGTAGGAGTGCGTCGCGAGGTTGTGGACGACGCGCTCGCCGAGCCATTCGCGCATCCCGGGGAGCTTCGCCATCCAGCCGTAGTCGTTCTGCGCCGTGGTGCTCGGCACCTGCGTGCAAAGGCGCGAGTAGAACGGGGTCGTCTGCGAGTAGGCGTCCTCGAACATTTTCGAGAACGAGGTGCGCAGCGCGCGGAGGGTTGCGGGGGTCAGATCCATGATGGTTCCCTTTCAGTCGCTCCGTCCGCGCGTCACGGGACGAAGAACCAGACGGTGATGGTGACGCTGCCGGCGGTGAGGTCGGCCAGCGCGGTCGCGGCGAAGGTGGCGACGAGTTGCTGACCACTGAACGACCCGATCGGGTGCGCGCCCAGAGTGCCGGAGTAGTTCCCGACCGCCAGTCCGTCGAGGTCGGTGGAGGCGACGATCGCGTCGGTGTCGGTGCCGCCGAGGATGATCGTCGTGTCGTCCTCGCCCGCGAACTGCACGGTGACGTTCAGCTCATGGCCGAGCACGATTGCTCCGGTGGGCAGGATCGCGCCGACATCCGCCGTGTCGGAGGTGCCTGTCAGATCCGCATGAGTGACGGTGACAGTCCGGGTCTGGATCGCCTTCGCCTCGGCGACGCTGGACGCCACCTGCGTTGCGGCGCCGACGAGAACCGCGACCCCGAGGGAAGCGTCCACGTCGAGCACGATGCCGGCGATCGACTGCGCGCCGCCTCCGCTAGTGCGGCTGACGGTCTGATCGTCCTCGATGTAGCAGTACGAGAACCGGTCCGCGATGGTGAGCGGGTCGCCGACGCTGTTGGCGTAGTAGAAGCACCCGCGCTCGACGGGGATGCTCAGGTCGCCAGCGCCGCCCGTGTTGTCCACGGTCTGGAGAGCCTTGCCGCAGGCGATGAGGGCCGTCGAGACGGCGCCCTCGGTCGCGTACCCGCTGCCGTTGTCGCAGACGAGCGCGCCCTGCCAGATCTTGGTAGTCGCCGCCATCGGCAGCGAGAGGAGCGACGGATCAGCCGTCGCGCCGTACTTCTTCGTGTCGCGTTCCTTGGTGAGAGCAGCCATTGATCAGGCTCCTTCCTCGCTGTCGTTGGAGTCGGGCGAAGCCTCGCGGCTCTCCCAGGTCTTGCGCGCGGCGAGCATGTCCTCGTCGCTCATGCCGGTGGCGCGGGCAACGGCCCGCTCCTCCGCGGTGAGGGTGGCAACGGGCTCCGCCGTGGCGGGCTCGCGGTGGTCGGCGGAAGCGGGGACCACGACCGGGGACAGCGCCCCGAGGAACTCGGTCAGGCCATCGATCCCGAACTTGGAGAACATCGACTCGGCGCGCTGGCGCGTGGCGGGAGGCAGTCGCCCCTCGCGCTCCGCAGCGTCGATCGCGTCCTTGGCGGTGGCCCGAGCGCGCTCGCCCTCGAGCTCCTGGACGCGCGCTTCCGCCGCGTCGCACCGGTCGGACTTCTCGCGCCACGCAGCCACGGTGGCGGCCGCGGCGGGGCCGGTCTTGCCGGTCGCCTCGCACACCGCCGCAGCGATGGTGACGGCGCCTTCCGCAGCCTGGATCAGCGAGCGGGACTTCGCGGCGTTGGCGATGGCCTCTTCCGCATCCTTGGCCCCGAGGGCCGTGAGCAGCTCTTCGAGCTTCATGGTTGGCTTCTCCTGTGCGGCCACGGCGGCCACGGTCGTTGCGTCTGGACTCGGCGGCGCCGGGGCCACCATGAGTGCACGCGCCTCGGGGCGGGCTGCCCGGTACGCCTCTGCCTGCTCGGCAGTGAGGGCTGCCGCCGCGCGCTCCTTGCGCGGCAGAATCTCGTCAACAAAGCCGCGCTCTTGCGCCTGCTCCGCCGTCATCCACGTCTCGGCGCGCATCCACTCGCGCGCCTGCTCCGGGGTCGCGCCAGTCCGCGCCGCGTAGGTGGAGGCGATGTTCGCGGCCGCTTGTTCGATGTGCTCCGCCTCGTGGGCGAGGTCATCGGCTCCGCCCATCACGATCGTCCACGGCTCGTGCACCATGAAGTCGGCGTTGGCCGCCATCGACACGCGATCGGCCGCCATCGCGACGACGGTCGCCATCGAGGCGGCAATGCCCTCGATCTCAGCCTCCACCCGCGCCGGGTGCGCGCGTAGCATCTCGTAGATGGCGAACCCCTCCCAGACGTCGCCCCCCAGTGAGTTGATCCGAAGGCGGATCGTGTCCACCTCGCCGGCTGCCTTCAGCCTAGCGTCGAGGCTCTTCGCCGAGAACCCGTCCCCGAACCACGTCTCGCCGATGACGTCGAAGACGTCGATCTCGAGCGTCTTCGGCGCCGAGGCGCGGGCGCGCAGTCCGAACGTGCGGGTTGCCATGATCACCAGCCCACGGACAGGCGCGCCACCGTCGTCGTGGTCTCGACAGAAACGAACTTCCCGTCGAACTCATCGCCAGCGGTGACGGTGAGGGTTCTGGTCGTGCCGCCGCTTCCCGTCAGTTTGACGGCCAGCGTCCCGCTTCCGACGTCCTCGACTCGCAGCCAGCGAGCATGTCCGCGCACTGGTGCCACCGGGGAAACGGACGCAGACGTCAGATCGATCGCCGCTGCGAACGACGTGAACTGCTGGATGTCGTCGCACGGTTCGATCTCAAACATCTTCGTCAGTCCTCTCGTCGCGGTTCGGATCCGCCGCGCCCTCGTCCGTCTTCACGGGGAGCAAGTTGGCGGACCGCAGCGGGATGCCGGCCACCTCGCACGCTGCCTCGAGATCCACGTCGAGCCCGCGCGCCATGAGCTTGTCTAGCGCGGTCGCGAAGTCCGACCAGCCCTTGAGCTTGGCCGCCTTGTCCTCAGGAAGCCCCGTCTCCCAGGTAGGCCAGGGGGCTCGCCGCTCGTCGTATCCGGAGCGGTTGAACCGGATCGCCGGCTTGACGATCTGCTCTCGAATCGTCGTGGAAAGCGTCTCGGCGTCAGCGTCGAGGAAGTGTTGCGCGACGCGGAGCTGAGCGGTCGCCTTCGCGTAGCTTCCCGACTCGTCGTTGACGTTCTGCCCGAGAATGCAGATCGAGATCGCCTTCTCGGCGTGCATGAGGAAGTCGCGGAACGCCTCGTGACCTTGCGCCTTCGTCTCCTCGTAGGAGAAATCCCAACCGGTTTCGCCATCGAGTTGCGGGAGCTTGACGATCCCAGTGGAGCCCATCGAACGGAGCGACCGATAGAACGCCGCCGTGTTGCTGGAGCTGTTCCCGTCGTCGGCCCCGGGCGGTTCCTTGATCTTGATGAGCGGCATCCCGTGCCGCTCGCAGAACCTAGCCCAGTCGCGCCAGGTGAACTGGCGCATTTTCCACACGAGGCCGAGCGCGCGAACCGCTCCGGAGAGCCAACTCCGGTCGCCGTCTGGGGTGTAGAGGAACCACCCCTTCTCCGGTGAGACGACGACGGGCCCTGTCGTCGTGTTGGCGATGAAGTTCGTCCCGTCGTGCGAAAGGTTTTGGTTGTCCCAGACGTGCACGCGCGGGATCCAGACGCCGTCAACGGTAGTCCACGAGAGCGGCCCGTATGCCACCCCGAGCATTGTCGCGTTGCGGATCGCTGAGCGTTGCTCGCTCTCCGGGATCGCGTCGAAGTACCACGACCGCACCCACCGCGCGGCGTCTTCGTCGGCCGGGGTTGGGTCTTCGTCCTCGGTGCCGTGCGGCTCGATGCTGAAGCGCGCGCCGTTCTTCCCGACCAGGGCCGCAACGCGCGTCTCGCGGTCGGCGCGGATCCTGTCGTCGCGACCCATCGCCGCGACCAGCTTGGACGATTCCTGAAAGTCCCCGCTCTCGTGCAGTTCGAGCGCGTCCAGGATCTCCTGAACAGACCACGACGCCAGCGCGTCGGTGGGGAGCGGATCGTATCGGCGCGCCTGCGGCCGTCGCTTGGTAGTCGTCGGCACGCCGTGCGCTCCTAGAGGCTGAATGCGGGGACTTCTTCTTCGGTGGGCTTGCCGGTTCCGCGTCGCACGCTCAGCACGTCGAACCCAGCCGCCAGTGCATCGACAAAGTCATCGTGCTGGTCGTTCACCCCGGTGAACTCGGTAGCCTCATCGATCAGCAGGTCCACCCAATCGCCGTAGAATGGAGAGTCCTCCGCGGGCAGGATGATCCGGTCGCCGTTCCACGCTTCGCTCGCCGGGGTTGCGCGGACCAGCTTGTCAACGGTGGCTGGGATCGCCTTCAGCTCTGGAACCTTGAGCGCCAGGAATTGCGCCGCCCCCTTCTCTCCGCCGCCGCCGATGTACCAGCGCACGGGTCCGCGCTTCTCGCGAACGAATACGCTCATCGACAGGCAGAACGACGGCGCATCTACCCGCGCCTCTCGGCACCCGGTGACGAAGAACCGGTCGCCGTATCGCTGCAACCGAAGCACCACCGACCGATCGGCGGAGGTCTTGGCGGTATAGGCCAGATCGGCGCCATAGCCGACGGTGAAGGGCTCGCGCTCCGGTAGCTCGACGAACCGCGGCGGGTTCGGCTTGAATACCTCGGCGCCGGCTTCGCGCGGCTCTCCCTGGTAGAGCGAGACGAACTTCCGCGCATTGTTCGCGCGCAACTCCTCTAGCCACTCACGGGGTCGGATATTGGGGAGTAGCGCCTCCCCGATTCCGCGGCCAAGCGGATCCGATTCGCCGTCCGCGTAGTCGGCCAGAGCCTTGATGTTGACTCCGGGCCAGCCGCGCTTGCGGTACCTGCCGATCGCGTCGTCAACGTGCCATCGGGTGTGGACCAGGAACAGACACCCATCCGGCGCGAGCCGGGTAATCACGTCGTCCTCGAGCCAGTCGAAGACCCGGTCCCGTGTCACCTGTGATTCGGCGTCTTGTCGGCGACCGAACGGGTCGTCTACGACGATCAGGCGGAACCCCTCGCCGGCCACCGCGGAGCCCGCGCCCTTGGCGCGCATCCCGCCGTCGCTTGCGAGCTCCCACTCGTCCTGACGGTTGACCTCCTCGGACAGCTTCACGCCGGCCGACGCCAGGATCCGACGTACCGCGCGCGATTGCTTGTTCGCGAATTGCTGCGTGTGCGAGAACCACGCCACCCACTCGCGGGGCCACGCCTCCAGATGCTTCGCGGCACCATGTCGAAGCGTGTACGTCTTCCAGTGCCGCGGCGGCACCGAGAACCAGAAGAACCGCTGCCCAGTGTGCGGCTCGATCGCCCGGTCAAGCTCGGCGAGCAGTGGGGCCAGATGCCGCGGGGAGGTCAGTTGCGGCGAGCGTTGCGGGAGGTACTCAGCGAGCGGTGGTAGCGCCGTCCGTTCCCGCGTCGTCGCCCTCGGCTGGTTCGCCAGCACCTTCCGCGCTGCCGACGCCCAGAGCGGCGAGAGCTTTGGCGAACTCTTCATCGGTCAGACCGTCCCGTAGCCGCGCGATGACTGCGTCGATCTCATTCCCCATCGCCTGCTGGACCTTGACCTCGAGAGCAGCATCAAGGCCGAGCAGCTTGGCCCGGCGCTCACTGACTCGGACAAGCTGGT